TTCCTGACCTTGCGGCCAACCGAACAGCTAACTCAGCCGTGTGCGTCGTCTGAATGATCTTTAACTTCGGATTCTTGCCAATTAACCACGCCGGTAACAAATAACTCGCAAACTCACTCTTCGTATGACGAGGAGGCATGTTGACAATGATCCGTGAACCAGGGTTCACCGCCAACTTCTCAAACTGCTTCGCTACCTGACTGTGATGAGAACCCTCAATAAACCCGTCATATACATGCTTCACAAAAACCATGAAGTCATCCTGAGCACGCCCGCGAATGGAAAGCGTCTGCTTCGCCTGCTCAAGCGCAAGTACCTCGCGGATGATCTCATCAGGAGCATTCAACATCTATCTCTCCAGTAAACCCAAATGAAATTATATACGAAAAAAATTGTGGGCGAAATCGTTTACAAATGAAGGTGGGGGGTCCGGGAAAGAGCGGGAGAAGCACGGGCCAATGACAACTGTGCCGTATTATATTTCTGAAACGGTGTATTCCCCCTCGCTCCGCGCGGGGGCGGCGGCCGCCCGACGTGGGCGACCGATCGCGGTCGGCCGGAGGTCGATTGACCTCCGGCCTAAGTACCTAAGCTACCAATTCATAAGCTGTTCGCTTTCATTCAATTGACCGATGCAAAGCTTGCGCTTGCGATGTCGCGCAAGATCATCGATTAAGTCATTGGCCAATCGCGTTAAGATCATGACATCACCATCTTCCATTTCATACAGATGCTGAGCGGACATGTTTCGCGATGCGTGCGAAGACTTTGCATACCATTTTAAAAACTGTGCGGAATTCATTCTCCTTTGCCTTCCTCTAATGAGTTAATAAATTCGTCATGCTTGCCCACCCACACAAGGACAAGGTTCGCGTACTTATCCTTGTCTTCGTCGGTATCGGAATTCCAGTGACGGGAGGTGTAATGCTCGATCTGACGTTCGATTATGAGCGTAGCGCTAAAGATAAGTTCTCTTTGCATTATTCTATCCTTCTAAAGTAATGGGCGCGACACAATGCCGCGCCCGTGTTTGGTTAGCTATAAGGTGATGATTTTATCAACGCCATATTTTCTCCACTTCTTTAGATAATAGTCCCCGCCCTTATAAGTTTTGAAAGTAACAGCATGATCCCCATTCGACAATTTATGGGCATTGCCTTTAGCCGTATCTTTCAATTCCTGCATGATCAGATCGCACTCCTCCTTGAGCGCAGCCACTTGTCGGCTAAGCTTACGCGCCTTAGCGGTTTTTATGGCCAAGGTGTTTAATGCTTCGGATTGAGAATTACTAAGGTCTGTCATTTTCTCTTTCTCTCTCTCTTTCTCTCTTTCTAGTTTCAAGGTAACGCGTAGACGTTACCATTAAATCCCATGATATGTAAACCCATAAAACGCACTTAATTGAAATTAATTTTAGGCCTTTCGGAGTCGGAGTCGGAGTCGGCAATGTTATCCTGGTACTACTACCAGGGGGCGGCGGCCCTGGGGCGGCCGGCTTGGCTCGAGCCCGACCCGACCCGACCCGACCCGATCCCGATCGGGCAAAAGAAAAGGCGACCCGAAGGCCGCCCTAAGTTTGGTGTTAAGAGAGAGAAAAGCTTTCCGGATGTTTAGGCCGCAATCCTAATCTTTGGATCATCGCGGTATGCTTCGATGAATTCGGGCGAAGCATAGGTAAGCCGAAAATTGTTGATTACCTCATTCCGGTAGGTATCGCCATATTCCCAAGACCCGTAAGTCATCGGACTTTTGGCTACCGTATACCAACGCGCGTATTGATCATCCGTCTCATTCTTGGCAATCTTGTAGGTCTTTAAGACCCTGATTTCAAAACCGCCATCCGTAAACGTAGCATATGGGTTCTCAACGTCGCGGGTTTTGCCTAATGGGTTTTTAGCCATTATCATCATCCTTTATAAAAGTAACTTCTACCGAATGGATAACACCGTTCTTGATAACCGCGTGGACAGGATAGCACCCATCACCGTAACCCGTGGATACGCAAACCCCTAAGCCTTCGTGCCCCATGCGATAATTAAAGGAAGCGTACTTTTTTTTCGGGGGCATGGTCTCACAAAATTTGTCCCAAGTGTTAACCTGTTCACGTTCCGACGCATCATCCGGCAGAACATAGCAAGGATCACCAATCCAACACATACCCGCATCGATGCCTATATTCCCAATATGTTTTTTCGCCATATCAATTTCTCCTATGTTGTTGACAGTCATCATTATACATGGGATAACATGGGGGTCAACAACTTATGGAGGATGACTAATGGAATTTGATATTCATGTAGAGTGCATCAAATGCGGTGGATATGGCGAAATGGACACGCAACACGGTAGCGTAAACGCCAACGGTCCATGGGTCGAAATCATCGGCGACCAATGCGACCAATGCGAAGGCGGTGGCTTGGTCTACGCAGGCCGCGAGCATTATGACAGTGTCGCGGATCTTCGAGCGGACTATCCGGAAAGCTTCGCCAAGAATTTGAACACGGGAGAATGGGTATGAATAGCGCGTCCCGATCCGCGCTAAATTCATGGGGCGACCGTTGCACCGGTCGCTTTAAATAGGTCGGGCGTTCCTGGGAAAGGCGTCACCGGACTGGAGGGCCGGGGCGCCTTTTCTTTTGCGCCTGGCTCGAGCCTGGTTAACATCACCCACTAGGCCGCCGGTCGCCCGGCGCCGGCCCGGCGACCGCGTTTGATTAAACCCGACCCGACCCGACCAGCGCTGGGCAAAAGAAAAGGGCGACCCGAAGGTCGCCCCGATCCCCGACAAGCTTTCGCCTGTCACTCCCGCTTATTGAATTCCCAAAATGCTCCGCAACCTTCATATCCTTCGTGGACATATCCGCCATCAAAATCCAGATCGGGCCATTGTTCCCACAACGCGGCGATCACGGGGCGCGGGGTATCCCACGCGGTCTCAAATCGATAGGTCGCCTGCTTAATATTAATTCTGTCGAACTTTTCCAATTCGACAGAACCTTCATCACATCGAGCGTTCCATTTGGTTCCCCAATGTTCAATATTCCAGTCCCACCATGTAGGTATTCCCTGCGCCGCACAGCGTTCTTTATCCTTCTGCGACAGGTTATCGCGGAACATGTTTTCGGGAGACGGAATTACCTTTTCAAAATCCATTACATCACCCATGTGGTCCACGAATTTATCAACGGCTTCCGGTTTACCAGAGATGTTCAAAATATTGCTTGTCCAGTTAGGCATGTCAATTTCTCCTATGTTGTTGACACCCCCTTTATCCCATATATAATGGATCGCGTCAATAACCAGCATCAGGAAAGCACAATGGAAAATTATAGCGTAAAAGCCGTCAAAACTTTTCACGGTCACGACGGCAACGGTTGGGAATGTAAATTGTACCGCGACGGTAAACGTGTCGCCATCGTTGTCGAAGATGGTTGGGGCGGAGGTCTCCAGTTCCATTGGAATGACCACGGGGAAACCCGTGTCGAATGCCGCAAGCGTAATTATGACGACAGCTTTATCACTTATAAAGCCACGCCAGAACAGGCAAAGCTTGAAGCTCATGTCCTTGAACAACCTCAGGAAGATAGTTCATTCTTTACCGATGGAAAAATGTACATCAACGCTGATATTTTCATAGGCAATCTGGTAGGGGACGTATTAGTAACAAAAGACGTCAAGAGGCTGTTGAAAAAGATCGCTATTTTTGATGAAGGCAAGGTCTACGCCTACGACGTCACTCCATCGCACCCCGCCATTCGCAACACAATTGCTAAAAGGCATCCGGACGCGATCATCTTGAACGACGTTCCAATATCAGAGGCTGTTGAAATTTACAAAGGGGCAACGGTGTAGTTATGAAAAACCATGATCCAATGTATGGCGACAATACGGCGTGCGATTGCTGCGGTCGTGTTTTCGACGTTCGCAATGAATCGCACGAAGTAATCGACGATAAATGGATTTGCGACAATTGCTGGTCCATGGCGCAAGATGACTTTTAACTAACATCTAGGGGAGGCGGACTTACCGCCTCCCCTTGACACCGCAGGCGGGACCGGGATACGGTTCCGCTGGATGCCACGAGCTGGTTCGACCTCCCTGGTCCCGGCTCATATACTACCCCGGCCCTGGCGGCCGGGGTCTTTTTATGCCCTGGCCCCGACCCGACCAGGCCCCGACCCGACCAGCAAACCCGACCCCGAAAAAACCCGACCCGACCCGTTGACATATTATGGGATTTGATGTTAATATTCCCAAGTCAACAACCCACATCGGAGAAATAGCGATGCCCAAATTCACAAAATTTTTCTCAACTGATAGCGCAAAGGCAATCAAGGCCGAGAAATACGGATACCTTAACGCCATCAACTATATGGCGCCGCACACAACCGGCGGCGCCGGCAATTTGTGCCCGCACTCGAGCGCCGGTTGTCGCGCCTTGTGCCTTGGTATGTATAGCGGCCAGGCGGCTATGGTCACGGATCTTGAGCACGGAACGAATGCCGTTCGCGAAAGCCGGATTGCAAAGGCGCAATGGTTCATGACCGATCGGTCGGCATTCATGGCCGAAATGGAACAACACATCCGCGCCATGGCACGCAAAGCGGATCGCGAAAGCAAAAAGCTCGCGGTTCGGCCGAACGGGTCCACAGATATCGCGTTCGAATATATCAAAGGCCACAACGGCCAGACCTTGCCGGAGCAGTTTTCGGATATTCAATTCGTGGATTATACCAAAAGTATGAAGCGGATTTTAAACCCCAACCGGCCGGCAAATTATCACCTGACATTTAGCCTGTCGGAAACGAACATGCACGAAGCCCGGTACGTTCTGATGAATCATAAGAATGTTGCGGTTGTGTTTGGCCACGGTCAGCCGA